GCCGGTGTGGATTTCGTACATGATGGTATCCAGGCGCTTGATGTTCACGCCATTCTCCGTGATTCCATACTAAGGCATTGATCTTCAGCTCATGTCTGATAGTCTCTTCGTCCGTGAAGGCCTCAAAGTGGACGGTCAGCGTCCGCCCCTTAACGTCGTAGTCGAGCCGCACATCGTTCACGGCGGTCACTTCGTCGACCGACATGACCTCATCCCGGATCGCCTGCCGGATTTTGACCAAGTTCGGGTTCTTCACCAGAACAGTCCCCCAGTAGTCCAGCCCGATGAGCGGCCCAAGCCTCCATTCGCCAAGGAACCACCGGAGCCGAATGATGATGGCCTGTCTGACGCTCTCGGTCAGGGATATGTCTCCGGTCTCGGACACCTTGAGGTCTCCTCCGGAGTCAAGCAGAATATCAAGCACGTTGGATACCTCCCTTCAAAGATGGCGTAGGATTGCATGATAGGGCCAGGAAGGGCTTGGAGCTGTTCATGGTGGGTGTTGATAGGCAAAAAGAAAGACCGCTAAAAGCGGCCTACTTTGCGCTGTGGTGCCTACCCTCCTATGAACACATTCCCGCTTCCTTCCTGGACGGAGCCGCCTATCGAAACGGCATCGCCGACACGGGCCGCCGGCTTCCCGTTGATGAACACGGTGCCGCTCCCGGCGGCGATCACGTCCTGGTGGCCGGGGTGTACCACACATCCATGTGAGGCGTAGGTATCCCCCAGTCTGCCGGCCTGCCTCCCGTTGGTGAACACGTTCGGGCTCCCGGTCACCAGCGGGACGGGTGGGCAGCTATCATGCCCGGTGCAGTTGTCATTCAATCGTGTTGCCGCTGGCATCTAATCACACCTCCGAGGAAGTCAATAACGGCTTCGGCCCTCTCAATAACAAAACTGGCCTTTTCAATCACAAAAACAGGCGGTCATCCGCTGGATGACCAAAAGATATATTTACGAAGTAAATATATCTTAACTATAAACAGGGTTACGGTTACGGTTACGGTTACGCTGGATTGTCCATGGGACAGTCCTATAGAATGTCCGTGGACAGTCCGCAGGACAGTCCGTGGACAAGCAATTTTCCATATCCGTATTTCTGGATTTGCATTTTATGTTTTCGGAAATCCACATTTTTCAAGACACCCCATTTTTTCAGGAAAAACGGGGTGCATTGGTGCATTTCCAAGGACTTTCCGTGGATTTATTTTCGGACTGTCCACGGACTGTCCGCAGGATTGTCCGTGGAATGTCCGCAGGACAAAATGCACCTTGCAGATGCGAGGGCTGTTTTTGCGGACTTTCCGCTGGACTGTCCGCATTTTCGTCCATGGATTTTTTGCGGAAAGTCCATGGAATGTCCACGGATTTTCCACGGACATTCCGCAGGACATTTGGCATAATAAATGGGCGGCAGCTTGCAGCTACCGCCCGTGGCGCAAAGCGAACCTCCGACCAACTCACACCAAATCCTTTCGCAAATAAATCTGCGGCTGTCATTGGTTTCTCTCGCAATACACCATAGCGCCTAACCTGACCTCGTGCGGTCAGTGGTGGCATATACGCCCCGGCGGCATCTTACCGCCGGGGTGACTCTATTCTTCCTCGCCCGTGAGGGCACACAGGATGTCCTGCGGATGGAGAGCAACCACAGGGCTCCCTTCGGTTTCGATGAACCTTTCATCCTGAGTGGCGATGTAGTCTGCAAACGCTTCGTTGGCGCAGGCAGCTAGAACAGCATCCTCATAGTCGGTCATCGTCAGGATCAGCGCCGTCTCGCAGGCTTCCCTGTCTACCGGCACCACCTCAAACAGATCGAGGGTGTTGCGTACCACCTCTCTGGCCGCCCGGTCACCGGCCCGCTTCTTCACGATGTAGTGGATGTCGGTGAACGTGTTCGCTGTTACTATGCCGATGACTTCTCCACTGATGACTGCCTGAATCAGCTTCTGGGCGCTCTCGGAGCCTTCCCTTCCCAATGCGGCGTTGAGGATGACATTCGTGTCAAAGGCAACTTTCATGTTTCCAGAATCCTCTCTTCCTTCGCCTCGGCGATTTCTTCGTCGCTCATGGGGCCGACGGCCTGCCGGAAGATACCAACGATGTTCTCCCAGGAGGCTTTCTTGTCGGGCCTGGCGGTGACGAGCTTGGCGACTACCTTTCCGTTCTTGGTGATGAGGATGTCCTGCTCCTGGGCCATGCCGACGTATTTCCCGGCATTCACCTTCAGCTCCGATACTGAAATCTGTGTCATACGCTTTGCTCCTTTCGCTCAAAGTGGTGCGGTTTCCTCATACTTATCGTAACATACCGCACCTATTTTGTCAATAAAATAGGTCTGATATGCAGATTTTATTTCGACCGATTTCTTCGAGCGAATCATGTCATTTGGCGGAGTAAACAGGAGCAAATACAGACCGGGCATTGCCGCAGGTAAAGCCACGCCGCCCTCTTCCTTCGCTTTAATTCAGGTCGATCCGTCCGGCGGTGACCTTGAAGCTCTCGCTGGCGTTGATGACGAACTTCTTGCAGTCAGCCTGGATGAGCCCGTCTTTCTTGATGGTAATGCGGGTGCCGCTCACGTCGGCGATGATGGCGTCCTGCTCACAGGCTTCCTTCACGACATCGTTGGCCTTTGCGAACAGGCCGGGGATGCAGATGGCATTCGTGAGGTCGAACTTCAGGTTGGTGCCGGTCTCCTGGCCGTACATCCAATAATCAAGCGACTGCTCCGAAACGACGAGAAGGCATCCGTCGCCCGGTTTCACCGGGAACCCGATAGTCGCCTCCTGGTTCATGTGCTGCTGAAACACGACCGGGACGCCGCTGACCTGCGGGTAGTTGATGGCGTTCCCGCCCTTCGTGGTGTACTTCATGGTGGGCTTGACGGTGGCCTGCCCCTTGGCCGGGTCATAGGACACGATGGTGCCGGGGACAGCGGTGTGGATGCCGTTGGCGGCCTGCTGTGCGGTCTCCTTTATGCGGTGGACGAGCTCCGAGTTCATCTTCTCACCTCCGCTCAGCGACAACAGCCCTCACCTCGACGGCCAGCCTGTGGAACAGACCGTCCTCAAGGCGGCGGTTGAACTCCGCTGCGATCTCTTCATCCGTGAAGTCGGTGATCTTCTTCTCATACTTCCGCCTGTACCACTCATCGTCAGACATGGCCTCGAAGCGTTCTGCGCTCCGCCGGTCAAGCGACTGGGTTTCCTCGAAGCACATTCGCTGCCGGATCTTGGGCCAGTCATCCTTGACGAAGGTATGAGCCTCTCCCTTTACCCTGCCGGCATACGTCTGCGTGTCCATGGTGACGGTGACGGTGCGCTTATGCTCTTCGACTCCGATAATCCTGTCGATACAGATGGTCATGATTTCCATGGCTCCCCCTCCTGTCAGCTTATTGCGAGCAGCCTCGCCTTGCATTGCCACGCCGTTCCCTCCGTGTCCCCCTCGATGCTGATGCTGTAGACCCGGAAGTAGCCGGTCACGATCTTGCTCTTCAGGTACACATAGTCATCAACCCCGATGGCGGCATTCATCAGGAACTCTACGTCCCAGCCTTCCACATCCTTCTTGCTGTCATCGTCAGCGGTGACGTTGACTTCCTTGGGGTAGCCTATCATGCCGGTCTCCTCAGACAGCACGAAGACCTCCTGACTCATCACATCCCCCGGCTTCTTAATCTGCATGACACCGTTCTGGATGCTCCACGTCAGGTTCGAGGTCTTGCAGATCACACTCAGAACATCCTTTGCCATGCCGACAAAGCTGTACCCGTTCGGGATGTCGGAGAACTCGGCATTGTAGGAGTAGGTCACAGCCACGCCCATCTGCCCGGCAACGTCGTCCAGGATCGTCTTGGCGTTGACCTTGCCCTCATACGACAGCGAGACGTAGGTGTCCTTGGTGGCGATCAGGCCGTCCTCCACCTCAACGGTGGTCTTCTTATCGGTGCCGTCCATGTTCGTGGACACGAACGAGACGCCGCCGGCGAAGACCAGCGGCATCCTGCTTCCGTATCCGGCCTGGAGGGAAACGGCGCAGTCCTTCATCTTCAGCATGGCCTTGTGTTCATCGTTCAGGTTCCAGATGTCCAGCCGTGCCGTGTTTGAGGTTTCGAGGTCGGTCTTCTCCAGGGAGAAGGCTATATGCAGCTCCGAGGTCTCGAAGCCGCTCCCCCCGGCGGGGCCAATCATCAGCCGGTAGGAACGTCCGAAATTCACACTCATCACGTCGCCCCTTTCAGCTCGAACCGAGCAATATATATA